GAGGGACCAGATGAAGAGCATTACTAAAGATGATTGCATCAATCCAAATTATCAAAACCTTATCGAAGAGACTCTAAGGTTTGATACTGATTTTAGATGGGTGTATCATGACAATCTAGTAGAAGATGGTGACAGTCAGTTAGTAGGATTCTCTCATATGTTTTTATTGGATGGGAAATCGTGTAGTAAGTATAGTGGATTGTTTCTTCCTTTGGTATTTGAGGCATGTTATAATGCTAACGTAAACATCTCTAAAGTAATACGTGGAAGATGTTTCCTTCAAACTCCAGGAGTTAAGGAGAATGAATATGATCAGATGCATGTTGACATACCAGATGATCATATGGTATGCTTATATTACGCAACAGATAGTGACGGTGATACGTACTTTTCAGAAAAGAGATACGGTGATCCGATGGGAGAATATGGTATAAATAGTACCGTCTCACCAAAGAAAGGTAGATGTGTATTCTTTGATGGTTTACGTTTTCACGCAAGCAGCAAACCTACACAAAAACCTAGATTTGTAGTAAACTTTAACTTCATTCCTTGATTAGATATGGATCCAGCACAGTTGAAATCAAATTTTGAGGAGCAGATTGCTAAGACTGCTACTCAAATTACAGAACTCGAAGAGAATCTGAAAAAAGCAACAGAATATAAATTAAAATTAGAAGGAGGTTTGGAAACACTCGGACTCCTTGCAGGAGAAGAGGAGAAACCTCCAGAGGGTACTCAAGCAGTCACTCCAGAGATTGCGAATCCACCGACAGAATAAACCTAGAATCCCTTCTACTAAATAGTATGAAGGGATTTTTTGTATCTAATGGCATCACCTGCATCAAAAGCTGAACTGATTACTTATTGTAAGAGGAACTTAGGTGAACCTGTATTGCAGGTAAACATTGATGATGAGCAAGTTAATAACGTAATTGACGATACGTTTCAATTCTTCCAAGAGAATTGTTATAACGGTATGGAACGTACTTATCTCTACCACGAGATAACTGCTGACGATAAAACTCGTCTTGCTGCGACAACTTCTACATCAAAAACTGATGGTAGTGCAACTGCTGTGTGGGAAGAAGCCACAAATTATATCCCTATACCAGCTCATGTAACTGGTATTAGTAAAGTATTTGGAATGGTTGGTAACTCCATCCGTTCTAATTTGTTCGGTATTGAGTATCGAATGTTTTTGAATGACTTGTATGCATTTGGATCTGTTGATATCTTAAACTATTATATGACCAAACAATATCTTGAAACATTAGATATGGTTTTGAATAATGGTTCTCATCAACAGTTCAGATATACACAACGTCGTGATCGTCTATACTTAGATATCGATAAAGACTTTCTACAAAATGGACAGAACATATTGATTGAGTGTCATAGATTACTCGATCCAACTGATGCTACTGAGATGTATAATGATATGTTTGTTAAGAGGTATGCTACTTCACTGATGAAAAAGCAGTGGGGTCAGAATCTTATCAAGTACAATGATGTGCAACTACCAGGTGGCATGTCACTTAATGGTAGACAGTTATTTGAGGATGCTTTGTCTGAGATCAGAATGATCGAAGGTGAAGTTCTAAGTAAGTATGCAATTCCACCTCTAGATATGATCGGATAAAATGCCTACTAGTCCCTATTTTCCTACTTATTATCAAGGTGTTGCAACTGAACAAGCCTTGTATCAAGATCTTGCTGACGAACAAATCAAATTGTTCGGAACGGATATCTATTATCTTCCTAGAACTATTCTAAAAGATAATGCATTGGATGATGTCATCTATTCCAAGTATCAGGATGAGTTCCAAGTAGAAATGCTACTGCAAAATGTTGCAGGTTGGGGTGACAATAACGAGATCATCAGTAAGTTTGGATTAACAATAAGTGATGAAGTCGTTTTTAAAGTATCTACTAGACGTTGGGATGAGGCAGTAGCAGCTAATACTCCTACCCTAACAGTTGCTGGTAGACCTAATGAGGGAGACTTATTATACTTCCCATTAACAAAAGATTTGTATGAAATTAAATACGTACAATTAGAACAACCGTTCTATCAATTTGGTAAGATTCAATTTTACTCCATAACTGCTGAACTTTACGTCAGCAGCTCTGATGAGATTAATACTGGAGTGGCAGAGATTGATGTCATAGAAACGATATACTCTAGTGCAATCGCACTCACATTAGGTGTTGGTGGAACTGGAGACTTTACCGTTGGAGAAACTGTAACTGGAGGAACTACTGGAGTTACAGCAGAAGTTAAATCTTGGGATAATGCCACAAGGATACTTCAAGTCATTAATAGAAAAGGAACCTTCTCTGCTAATGAATCTCTAACTGGTGATACCAGTAGTGCTGTTTGGGTGGTATCTACATTTGATACGCTACAAAATACGAACAGTGAGTATGATGATAATAGAGTAATCGAAGATGCTGCTGACAATATTATTGATTGGTCAGAAGGTAATCCATTCGGTGAATTTGGTAACTTTACAGGTAGTATCTGATGTTAGGATCACATTTTTATAACGAGGTAACTCGTAAAACAATTATTGCTTTTGGTACTCTCTTCAATAATATTAGTTTGAAGAAGACAGACCCTAGTACTAATGCTGTACTAGAAGAATCTAAAGTTCCTCTAGCATATGGACCTAGACAGAAGTTCTTAACTCGTCTAGAACAGATGGAGTCTGCTACCCGCAAAGTCTCTATTACTATTCCGCGTCTCTACTTTGAGATGAATAGTATTGATTATGATCCCGCAAGAAAGACTGCTCCAACGCAGAAATATAAGACTATCATTAATAATGATCAGGACGAGGTACGGGTTCAGTTTACACCAGTACCATATAATCTTGGTTTTGAGTTGGGTATCATTGCACAGTCACAAGATGATGCTCTTCAAATATTAGAAAGTATTCTCCCATATTTCCAACCCTCATTTTCTATCACACTAAATCTTGTTCCAGATATGAATGAGAAACGTGATATAGCAATCGTATTGAATAATATCAACTATGAATATGAGTGGGATGAAAGTTTTTTAAATAGGAGATGGATTACATACACCCTAAACTTCACTGTTAAGACATACTTCTACGGTCCATACAGCACTGCTGATGTTATCAATAAGGCTATCATTCATGAGACTATTGGTGATCTTGCTGTAAATAGAAGAGCAGTCACTCGCACATATACACCTAAAGCTAAGACTGACATCAATACTGATGGTACTATAGATGCTCTGGATGATGCATTGGTAACAGCAGATGATGATTTCGGATTCAATGAAGGCATTACGATTTTATAATTATGGAAGATCAACTTGAAAAGAATATGGAGAACATCCTTAATATAGATGTATCCGACACACCTGAAGGTGGTTGTGCTAAACGCAAGGATCAACTCAGGGATGTCTCAGAGGACAGGGACAAGGACTATGAGTATACGAGAGGAGAACTCTACTCACTCATAGATCAAGGTCAGGAGGCAGTCAGAGGGGCGTTAGAGGTTGCACAGGAGTCAGGGCATCCAAGAGCATATGAAGTTGCTACAAACGCTATGAAGCAGGTAGCAGACATGACTGACAAACTTATGGATCTTCAGAAGAAAGTCAAGGATCTTGACGAAGATAAGAAAGGTCCAACTAAAGTTACTAACAATGCTATGTTTGTTGGTAGCACATCAGAGTTACAAAAAATGTTAAAACAAATGGGTGGAGGTAAACGCTAGCTGATGATAAATACAAATGTTAGGATACACAAATCACCATGTTAATAAAACTTTTAGCCGTTGAGGGTGATCTCTCTAGTGCTTCCAATGTTAATAATGCTACTGTAGTAAGGATTTTTAATAACCATAGTACAAATTTGGTTTTAACTCAAAAAAATGTTGGTGGAGATACTATTGGTAGTTTTGCAGCAGATAATGGAAAAATATTTTTTCTAGAAAAGGCTCCAACAGACACGCTTGAGTCAGGATCAAATGGTGGTAGTGTTAAGGTTGTTTCGGTTGCTTACAAGCATTGATTTAGCAGTGTCTGCTTAACCACACACAGGCTTGCTTTGTAGGAAGTTATACTTATAATTAGTAGTAACTTATTTCATCATGAGCCATGAGACTTAACGAAGAAGATGTCTCCCGTATCATCAAAGCTTGTAAAGAATATCAGACCAATACAGGTTCTGAATATATGTGGGATGAATACGAACATCTCATTCATAAGTTAGAGACTCTGTGTGAACAAGGGTACTGCGCTTTAAGCAAATGACTCACTACACAGTCGGTTACCACGACACACTCAAGATACGCCACGAAATTTGCGAGTATGCAGCAGATGCATACGAAGCAATACAAAACAGCAAAAAGGATGTTCCTGAATTAGAGGGGCATCCTTCTTTTGTTGACTATTGCACTAGGGAGGAGTAGAATGACTACACTCACTAAGAATAAGGATGAAATTATGTGGTGGATGTCTAGAATTACATTCATGGTATGCGCGTTATGCTTCTCGATAGTATTCGCAGCATCAGCATACGCAGCAGAAATTACTATGGGTTCAGGAGGCAATTTAGTCTTTGAACCTAATGAAATTAGTATTGCTGCTGGAGATACAGTTACAATAGTAAACGGAGATTTACCACCACATAATTTCGTGGTAGCAGATCATCCAGAACTTTCACACCCAGACCTTGCGTTTGTAGGTGGAGAGAGTTTCAATGTCACCTTCGATAAAGCAGGAGATTATGAGTTTCAATGCGAACCTCATGCTGGTGCTGGAATGAAAGGTGTAATACATGTCTCATAGTTACACTAACCCCTCAGAGAAACAAGACCTGTCTCATTTAGAGGCAGGTACTAGTGAGGATGAGTATGTCGATCCTACTACTGGTTTCAGTAAAAGGAAACCTATCAGTGATAGGGAGTGCATCTATAAGTGCTTAGACAATTGTATAGCACTTGCTGGTCTTGATAAGCATCAGGTAGAGAGACTTGCAAAACAGTTTAATCCAAATAATCCTGATGAAGTTAATATCGAATCGGAGTATCCCCCATTATGAACGATATGCTTTGGTCAATAAATATTATGTTAGGTACTCTTCTCAGTGGAGTTGGGTATTTGATTTATTGGATAATGACTTATGACTACAGAACAGAGCCAAGAAACGAAGATAGCAATTCTGGAAGCTAAAGTTGAACATATGATGGGTCATGTAAAGGAACTGACCCTTAGAGTTCGTGCTAATGAAAAGGTAGTTGCTATTGTCAGTGCTGTTGGTATTGGTGCTGGTGGTATTGTAGGTACTACTGCATTTGCTCCAAAGGCAGATGCTGTTCCATCTCCTAGTGAATGGATACATGATCTAAGAGAGTGGAAATCTGAACAGGAACGTACTCCTATAGAAGAGATGCTAAATACAGCAGAGATGGAGTATGAACATGGGTGTGATGGTTCCACCGAGCAGGAATAGCTGCTACAATTTTAGAGTTGTTGAGGTCAATAAAGTAGTTGACGGCGACACAATTGATGTCACTATAGATTTGGGTTTTGGAATCTATAAGAAAGAGAGAGTTCGTATAGCAGGTATAGATACGCCAGAGAAACGAACAAGAGATTTAGAAGAGAAAGCATTAGGAATAGATGCTACCAACTATATG